ATAACCCCCGTTGATTTATCATCTGATGACCGTATGCCAAAGCCAATACCCACACCACCACCAAGCATAGACAACCAGCTAGTCTCTGAAAGGTTTTCTACTAAGCCTTCTGCACTATCATGAATATAGTTTAGGTAGCAAGAGATAGGAAGACCACGAGAAGACTTACCATAAGATAGGATGGGTGTAGAATAAGAAAGCCAATGCTTTGAGGAGTACTCATAGAGACGCTGTGCATGTTCTTGATCAGAGGAAAATGATTTAGATACGTAAGCAAATCTTTCCTGTGGGGAAAGTTCGTGATCCATCATGTAGGATTCTTTTAACCGTGCGATGCCTAGCTCATCGAAAAGACTATCTCTGTCTGGTGAAATACTAATGTTTAAGATAGGCTGCAATGTCATTCTCCCTTTGTGTTATATTCTAACTCTAATATTAATTTTGCGTAATGTATGGCTTTTTCGATATCTTCTTTGCCCTGACCCTTTACGCGATGCCGAGTTATATATTTTATCACATTACCTTCAAGGTAACCAATGTCATTAGCGTGAATATATTCTACTGGCTGTATACTGCATTTTTTATAGTGGTCGCCACCAACCTGTGAGGATAAAGGATTGCTTAGTTTAGCCTCCTCTTTCCTAGCCTCTCTCATATAGTTGATGATAGCTGTATCGTTATCCATTCTTATCTCCAGTTAATCATAGTTTAGAACAGTATTAATACGCTTACGTATATAAGTAAATTCTTTAGAGCGCAACACCTTAAAAGCAAAGCTTCGCATACTCACAGGCGCTATTCCTGCAAAATCACAAATATCATTAAAGTCTTGTGCGGTTACCCCAACTGACGCAAAGAACCAAGCTTGAGCAGAACGCCTAGCCAACTTTTCTTCTTCAGGTTCTTTAAGTGTTTCTGGTTTTGTTGCGTCTAGGAGTGCTTGAAGTATTACGCTTAGAAAAAGAACTCTTTCTGGATTTGTTTTTTGCTTTTCCAGTAGAATCTCTACGCTTAATAGAAACTTCTCGTCCTCCTCTTCTAGGTAGTTTAAGTTGTTCATGTGACCATGCTTCAATTATATCATGATCTGAATTTTTACAGAACAAGAAACCGTTTTTTGTACACCAATCTGCATAAGATGACTTACCTCCTTTATTTAGTTTGCCGTTAGGGTTATCGAAGACAAACCGAATATCTAAATCTGGATACATTTCCTTAATAAAGAGGTGTTTCTTTCTGTCTTCTAATTTAAACCTACCTTTAACTTCTAAAAAAATGCCGTTAGGTAGAAGAAAATCTGGAAGATATTTTTTATATTCTAACCACGTATACTCAATATAATGAGGCTCAAAAGAAAAAGGAACTTTGATTGTTGCTAAAAACTCTCCTGTCCTTTTCTCTGAGCCTGACCTATATCTATGCATTGTTGGTTACTTCTGGTACGTTAGGAGTTCGAGCAACCTCAACCAAGTTTTTTGGACCATTGGAATACATGAATGTACGTATGCCTTGACCATTGTTAGCATCTGACCAACAAGTGTGCTTATAGTCACAAAAATTACACCCAACACTAAGCTTATAGTTACCACTGGCACCATCAGCCACAGGATCATAACATTTTTTAGGAGGTGTATCACTTTTCAAAAACTCCCTAATATTGTCAATGCGGGAAACAGGATTAATCATGTCCATTTCGTCTAAAGGACAATAACATAATTCACCAGATGATTTATCAATAACAATAAACCCAGCCTTAGAAGCACTATCGGCTTCTGCATAAGAAGATAGCTGGGCAATGTAACCAAAAGGATCATCTGTAAGTATGCTACCATCCTTAAACTTCTTAAAGCTATAACTGGAAGCTGACTTAAAATCTACAAGAACATTATCAACTGTAGCATCCTTATGTCCCTTAACTCCATTAACGTACAATTCTGCTTGTTCTTCTTTAATCTCATGCCCTGCTACTTTAGTAAAGAGAATGAGAAGTTCTTCAATAATATGTCCATAAAGAAACTTGATAAGAGTAGGAGAAGAAAGAGGTTCTTTCTTAACCCCCTTCATCTCATACCAAATCTTTCTATCTTGATGCCCTACTAGAGACAGTCGTAGATTTGGCTCTCTTTCTTTACGAACTTCAGAAATAGCGGAGACAACAGAACGGGTTACTCCATCGGCAAAAGCGTCGATATGCTTTTGATCAATCTGTATTTCTTCTACATTATTGAACAATGAGTAGATGTCTTCTACTAATGTCTCGATAGATTTTACCACGTTCTGTTGCCTCCTTAGCTACTACGCGGCCTGTGCTGTAGGCTCTGCGAGTAGCTTATATCGCGTATATGCACCAACAGGAGACATGGCGCGTACAGCGATGATAATGTGTCCCTTCTTACGAAGGCGTGAGATCGTAGCGGTGAGGTTCTCACACCACCCACGTTCAAGTGACGTTTTACGAGTAACGCGCATACCACGTCGAAGGGCTGTTAGTACTAGTGTTTCATTTGTCTTCATTACTTTACTTCCTTTCTTATAAAGCTGCTAGTTCGTCGTCAATATTAAATCCATCTTCGTCTTGGAAGTCATTAGATGGATCACCATATGCCACAAGGTCGATAACCTGCATAGCCATAAAGTCTGAGCTAACACCGCTCTTACCAGCATAATCCCAATCGTAGGGTTGGACTTTAATCTTAGCTAAACTACCATTACCAATGAGACGCCTGTCCCAAGGATTACGCTTTGCGTCGATGACGCGAGGAGCATCACGATCACTACCATCCTTCTTCTGTACCTTACGCTTGGCAGAGAAGAAGTCACCACGCTCATCACCCTTATTTTTAATGGGTAGTCCGATGGATTGTAGCTTTTCTTTGGTCTCGTCGTCTTCAATACATACGTCTACCTGCCAAGAAGGCTCATAGGTAGTATTAGGCTCTACAACTGAAGCCCAATAAACTTTACCTGTAATGATAATTTGATCGTATCTTGCATTAGCCATTTATTTAATCTCCGATTTAAGGCCCAATGATTAGGGCTGTTTCAGTAACAAAAATATACTACTAAACTTAGTTATACCTGTCAAGCTAAAAATCTAAATTAGTTTGTCCTTCGTTATGTCCAGACATAATCTCAAGGTCTTCGATAAAAGCATTGTAGTCTTCCTCCACACTATAAAATTTAAGAACCTCCTTTATGGCATCAATCGGGGTGTCTGAGTTTTTATGGTTACGCCGGACGAACTCACGCAGCGAGGCCGCTACTACTTCATCTACCCAATCATCATTTAAATTTACTTCCATCTTCATGCTGCTGCTTCCTCTTCTGTGAAAGAATTAAGTTGATCCTGAAAGATAACCCATGCTGCATCACCGGGTCCGACGATTGGCCGAATACTTTCTTTGTCGTACCAATTGTCGTCAGTCATAGCCTCCTTGCCTTCAATCCATCCGATGATATTAGCAGCACGGAACGTAGGGATTGTAACAAGCATGTAAGGATCAGTAGCAGGGTCACCCGGTCTGATCAGCAGCTTACCTTTTGGGTACTTAGTGGTACGTACTGCCCACTTGCCAACATCAGGACGCTTGAATTGATTGATGTTAGGGACAAATGGAATACCGAAATGACGTGCCGCTGCAATCTCACCTAGTACCCCAATGATCTCATTCTCTGCTGAGTAATATCCTGTAGCACCAGTAGGATCAAGTCCTTGTCGGCGTGATTCATCGTAGATAGACTTAGCTACTGAACGTGCGTAGATAATATCTTCTTCTGTAAGTGGAATTGTGTTCATTAACTTTTTCCTTTACTTAGTGTGTTTCACTCCAGTTGTTACCAACTTTATATTCGCTATCAAGCGGACACCTAACACTCAACTCCTTTTCAGTTAGCTTCATAGCTTCTCTGGTTAATCTACCAAAATGGTCAGCCTGATCCTTACGGCAATCAAATTGATATTCGTCATGGATACTAGCTACTAACTTAGCGTCTAACTTATGCTTTCTTATAAGCTTGTCAATAAACACAAGCCACTGCTTACAGACAATAGCACCTGCACCCTGCAGCAAAAGATTCATAGCTGCGTGTTGATGCCTGACGTGTAGCTTCCTACCATCTAGGCCGGAGATGTAACCAGATTTAGAAACATTAGCAACTCTTTCTCTTAGAGTAGCTAATGCAGGGAGACTACCTAGAAAGTTATCAATAAGCTGTTGTCCTTCTGCTGCCGACCCTCCGACGACGCTGCCAATCTTAGCTGCACCAGCGCCATAAATAAATGCATAGATAAATGTCTTTGCTTGGTCACGAGTCTCTAGCCCAGCAGCCTTCTGATTAGCTGTATGAATATCTCCTTCAACTACTTCTTTGGTATAAGAAGTATCGTTCATATAATGAGCTAAACATCTTAGCTCTAAAGAACTTGCGTCACAGCCCACAAGAACGCGATCAGCAGAAGAGGAACTCCAACAAGCTCTACACTGTTTCCCATAAGGAGAGTATACTGCTGGAACCTGTGCCATGTTTGGACCATAGTGTGCCATGCGTCCCGATATAGCTTTAAGTGTGAGAACTTTTCCATGTACCTTTCCATCATCTTCTAGAAGTTTAATCCAAGATTTAATCTGTGCAGTACGTTTATTAAGAAGAAGATATTCAGCAATCATCTTAGCTTCTGGTATATCTACATTCTTTAATGTACCTTCATCAACAATTGGGTGACCAGTTGGTGTAAACTTATCTGGCTCCCATCCTTGTTTCATTAGTCTAGCAGCTATCTGCTGCCTACTAGATGGATTAAAGATAATGACTTTATCCTTTAATCTTTTGCCTGTCTTTTCTGAGAACCTTTCTTCTATAATAGGCTTATACTTTTCTTCTAACTGTTTTTCTATGATAGAAGATTTATCAGATAGTTCTGCTTGTAGACATGTCGCTTTCTCAAGGTCAAGAGTAAAGCCATTGCGCTCTTGTATGTCAACAATGTGCCGTACATTGTATTCTAGATCAACAGCTTTACGATACTTCTCTGGTTTCTCTTGTTTAATTTTTAACCACAAACGATATGTAATATCTACATCACGTATACAGTACGTAATCATTTCTTCTGTTAATTGAGAGAAGTCATTAAAGGCTATCTTTTTAAAACCTAAATTCAAACCCCATGACTCAAGAGAATGTTTCTCGCGTGTAGGAAATAAAAGCTGTGAAAGAAGTAGAGTATCTTCTACATTAGATACATTAATAGTAGTGCCTACTAGGCGGTTCAAAGTAGGAGCATCAAAGCTTATGCCATTGTGCATAATAAACTTTGATACTCCTTTTGAGAACTTAGGAAAACTACTGTAACACTCTTCACCTTTCCATACGTTTATCTGTCCGGTATCTACATTCTTTGTTACGATACAAAAAATCTGCGTAGCGTTGAGAGAATCTGTTTCGATGTCGAGTATTACGTCCATTGTTTTTCCTATCAGTTAGAAGGGAATGTCGTTGTCACCATCTCCTTCCTCTAAGTCATCGCCTAGATTACTTACCTCGTGCAACCTACCAGTATCTTTATTAAAAAACAAGTGACAAGCTACACCAGTTTCACCTGCATACCTATTCTTCAGTACGCGGATGGTCGTAGTGTTGGCTGTGTTGGGGTCGTCAGACTGCTGATCTCGTTCCATTGCTATGACCGTATCAGACAACTGAGCAATGCTCTGGGAGCCGCGTAGATGTGACAAAGACACTTCTCTGCCATCCTCATGCCCACTGTCTCCAGCAGCCCTACGTAGGTGACTCACGAGGATCAGAGCACAGTTTGTTTCCTCTACCAAGCTACGAAGTTTGGTCATCAGAACGTCGATGTTCTTTCGTTCGTCCATACCATCTAAGCCTGAGACAAGGATGGATAGATGGTCTAAGAAGACCCACTTACAATCTAATGCCTTAACCATGTAACGAACACGAGCAAGAATTTCTTCTGTACCCATAGAACCAAAATGGTCAAAGGCAAAGAACCTGCCACTACCTACTGTAGCGTCCTGCCACTTTCGTAGGTCGGCACTACTATGATTTTCTCTTACTTCCTTAATATAGAGGCGAGAGTTTGCCTCCACAGACATAATATGAAAGATGGTAGAGTGAGTGTTTTCTTCCAAAGAGATAACACCAATATTCTCTGATGTGTTTTTAAGAACGTGGTGCATAAGCTCACGCATGACGCTTGATTTACCAGTACCAGTACCTGCTGTTACTGTCGTAAGCTCTCCTGTACGAATACCATATAGCTTTGTATTCATCCCTTCCCAAGGATAGAGACAGGTAGTCTGATTGCTTTCTTCGTATAGCTCTTCCCCAACATCCCTAAGATTAATAATACCAGCGGGTGTGAATGTCTTAGCAGCCCACCAAGCCTTAGTAAATTCTGCCGCCTTAGATGCCTTAAGGTATTCATTTGCATCCTTCAGTTTTGAATCAAGTAATACAATCTTACATTTGTTAGGTTCAAATAGTTCAGCAACCTTACGAGCATTCTCCTGCCCCGGTTGATCCATATCAAAACATATAACAATATTATCGTAGCTGTTTAGGAAGTCATAGCTACGCTTACAATTTTTAACTGCTGATGTCGCACCATCCTTGATAGAAACTACGGGCCACTTTGACCCCAACATCTGATAGACAGACATAGCATCAATCTCACCTTCGCAGATGGTGATATACTTTCCTTTCTCTTGACAGAGGTGCTGACCAAACAATGCACCTGCTGACATAGCGCCCGGAGGATCAGCAGAGAAATTCTTAGAGGCTACATCACGAACTTTGTAAGCAACATGATTGTTGTTTACATCGTAGTAAGGATAATAATGTTTTAGTGTTTCTCCAGAAGAGTTCTGTGTAATACGAACACCATATTTATCTGCTGTATCCTTTGCGATACTTCTATCAGTAAGAGCAGATATAACTCCTTTGAGAGTAGGCTGAGAGTAACGAACTGTATCAAGTGGCATGTTATCGTAATCCTCTTTCACGTTATCAGAAAGAACATGTGTTCCGCACTTATGACAATAAGTATGGCCGTCCGAATAAAGACTACCATTATTGTCTGATCCACAGGTTCCGCATGGAATATGTTTTACCCATTCACTTTCTTGGTGATCTTCGCTCATCGTTGCATATCCTGTATGTTGCAACTTCTTCTCCATTAAGTTTAGCTATGAACCCACTATTTATTTCTTCTACGTCATAACCAAATTGAGATGAAAATAGTTTTCTATCTGCTAAAAGATTCCATATCTCCTTTTCATAATTAGAAGTTTCTAGTACTGTAGTAGAATGTTTACTCTTAGCAAGAATCTTCCACATACTTATGGTTCCTCCTCATAATCCTGATAGTTAAAGATGTTGTTTATAAAATCACGATCATAAGACATAAAGTCTTCCGTTTCTTCTGAAGCAAACTTCTTTGCGTCTTTCTGTGAATAACCTTCTTCAAGATACTGTTGATATAGCTCCTTAAAAATTGTTTTTCTATCTTTTTCCCATAAATTCTTCACTATACTTCTTTCTTTGGATTTACTATTTCACTCTTACAATCTAAGCAAAGAATTTTTTCCCACTCCATGTGGGTAACCGGGTGTTCTGCATTACATTGTAAGCATGTTACAAAAATTATGTCAATAAGCTCGTCTTTTAAATCGTCTATAAAGTTTAGATACTCCTCTACTTCTTTTGGGTTATTTGGATTATATCCTAAATCCATCATTTCAATATTACAAAATTGTTCGTAAGAAATTTTACCCGTCTGAAACTTATTTGTAGCATGTTCAGAAAAAGAAACAATCTTATCATATGTAGCTATTGAAACTAAGTCAGTCATTTTTTCCCCTGACCTCTGTAAGCCTTAAAGCTTCGACGCTTATGCTTGTTCTTTGGTCGGCTATTAAAACTATTACCGATACTAGTACGCATATGCTGCTGGATATGAGCAGGTTTGCTGTCGCCCCTTGGGCTTTTAACTGCCACTTGTTAATTCCTTCCATGAAACAGGATAAATATCTGAACATATCGTATCCCACATTTTTGCTAAGTCTCTTATTTCTTTCTGAGCATGTTCTTCAATACGAAGTTTATATGCACGAGCAAAAGCTGCAAGAGAACCTGTAACGTAGTAAGACGTATACATACTCTGTGGTAGTACCATTCGGGCTTGTTCTGGTGCAACTTGCATACCTAACATATTATCATAAAGTTCTTTAGATGCAATCAAAAAAGTATCATAGGATTTATTAATTATATTTTGCGAGGGAATACCGTCTTCTTCTGAGCCTTGTTTCTTATTCTCTGCTTTCTTACGCCATAGAGTAGGGTGAAAGAATAGGGGATCACTATCTACATACCTACGGCTTACTTCGTTATAGCTAAACCCTATGGTGTGTTTAAACCTCTGACGAGCTACAAAGATGGGAACCTCTTCCCTCATTGTGATCATGCAGTGAGTAAAAGGTGTGAAATGTTCGTGATTTGCTAGATACTTAATTAGTTTTTTGTCACCAGAATTTAATTCTTTTTCTCCAGTGATACGTATATCTCTAGCCCACCTTGATTCCTTATCAAAGGATACACGAGCAGCATTACATACTGTTAAATCATCTCCTAAAGAACTAATAAGTTCACATTTCATAGTTGATGTAACCTTCCTTTTTTTCCTGTATAAAAAACATTTTTAATTCCAAACTCTGCTATACATCTCTGACACCCGACACAGGGTTTAGCTATTGTTGCTTCATATGGTTTGTCGTGCTCTCTTTTTTTAACTCTTACAACTATTAGTGTTGCTTTGTTTAATTCATCTACAGATAGTTTACGTAAAGCATTTTTAATAGCCGCTACTTCTGCGTGTAAATGTATAGCATGTACATTAGTTCCAAACCTAGCTTGAAATGGATCAGTCTTATAACTATTAACTCCCACACTTACTAAAATATTTTTATATATAACACCAGCAGCTAATCTAAAACATCTAACAGGTTCTTCTATTTCCTTTGCTGTTGACATAAGAGTTATAGAATGTTTTTTAAGGTTTGCCTGAGACAAAGGCATAATAGTTCCTCTATTATTTATAGAACTTATGTAATCCTATTTCTCCTAAGTACTTCTTTTCTAAGGACCATTTAGGTTTTACGTAGTTAGCATGGTAGTGAGTAGCTCCTCTAATGGAGTCAATAATTACACCCTTAATAACTAATTGTGCAATTCTTTTACTTAATTCATAAGCTTCATAGTCATACATATTTTCTTCTTTACCGTCACAATAATAAGAAAACTGACATCTATGTTTAATAAGTTTACCTTGTTTATTTCTCTTACTTTGGTGTACTACTCCACAAAAAGTATTAGGAAATTTATTAGACATAACTCTATTATATATAACATTTCCTACTGCAATTTGTGCAACAAACGGCTCTGACCTAGCCTCAAAATAAACTGCTTCTGCAAGACAATCTAATTCATCTTCTACAGTATTAGCATAAGCCATTAGTGTAAGAAATACAAAAGAAATTAAGAATGAAGCAGTAAAAATTAGTAAAAGTTTAAATAAGTTCATTAGGAATATGGGCGGCAAGACAAAGTATGACCGTATGTCTCACCGCCCCCTTTCTTTCTTTAATGGATAGTGTCGCCTTTAAATGTATCTTTATAGTTTACTTCATGTAAAGATACATCTCCTCTACTTGCCCAGTCGTCATAGCCATTGAGAAAATCATTGATGTCCTCAACAGGCACTTCTACAAGAGAAGTATCACCAACAACAGAAAGAAGATAATCTTCCATATATGGTGGTATTTCTGAATGGGTTTTATATCGGTAGCGCATTATAACTCTCCTATAAAGTTTTAAAAGTTACGCAGCTACATGCTCCACAAAGTCTTTCCACGTAGGAGAAGAAAGCCATTTGCTGACCTGTTCACTACGTTTGTACAGAGTACCACCATCTCCTGCCTTTGTCAAATCAAAGCGACCATCATTATCGTGTGATGCATAATGTGTCATAGCTGACTGCACAGAGAAAAGATTGTTACCCCTTACCTTAACTTCATCAATCCATTGTGCAAAGAGGCGATCAGCTAGGCCACCGTCTCGCTTCTTTTCGGCACGATTGGTGCTGGTAAGCTTATCAAACAACTTCTGTATCTCCACAGAGGAGCCAAGCTTTGTATCTGCATACTTCTGGTACATCTCTACTGAGAGTGCATGACGATCCAGCGAATAAGCAAAGGCGTCAATAAAACCTTCAGTGTTGAAGTTTTTACTGTGTCGTTTACGTGTTACATCGAAGGCACCATTCACCATGCCATTGGTACAGAAGAAGTCAATAACACCTGACCAAAAGACCACACTACCCTTGCCGTCAAAGCTATTTTTCATTACAAAGCGTAGTCCAAGGTTGGTCTTGTGGCCTGTTGATGTTTCAATCTCTGACTTAATAGATGGGAAGACATACTCTGCATAACACACTAAGCCATTGGCCGATACAGTATCTTTAATCTCCACATCTTCCAATACAAGAGGATCAAAGAAGTTAATCATCTGATTTTGTAGTGGTGCAAGAATTTCTTTGTTCTGCACGACACGATACTTATCGTTTACTACATCAAGATATGTATCAAGATTTCCACTACCATTGCTACGCATTAGCATCTTTTTATTGGGTGCTGCATCTCCAGTGTGGATACCTTTTACAGGCTGCTCATAGACTTGAAAGAAGATTTCACGATTGTCTTCATGGGTGTTAAGAAGGTTTTCCATTTTCAATAGTCCTATTCGTTGTCTGTTGAGTTAATAAGAGTTACTTCTTTATCATCACTATACATAACAAAAGAAAGTTCATTACCTTTCTTGTCTGTAGCTGTTACAGTAGTGGTAACAAAAGAATTAAATTCATCTCTATCTACTGTAATCTTTTCTACGCTGTGTACGTTGATACTATTACTCATGCTCTATCTCCATTTGTCCTTCGTTTCTTGCAAAACCACTTATAATATCTTCTTCATACTTAGTCAACGTTTTTATTAAGTCCCTGATAAGGCGTACTTTTTCTTCTTCATGCATACTATTGTATTCATTTTTTTCTATGGCCACCATGCTCTGCTCCCAGTTGAAAATGCGTAGTCTCTACACCGCAAGAAGTAAGAAAAGAAAGTCCATCAACGTTTCTATACTTTTCTGCAAAGATAACTTGTTGGACACCTGATTGATATATTAGCTTTGCACACTCAATACATGGTGAGTGAGTTGTAATGAGGGTAGAACCTTCTCCGCTTTCGTTAGACCTAGCTAGTTTAGCTATAGCGTTTGTTTCTGCATGTAGAACCTCTTCTCTAGTTACAAGCTCAGGTTTCTGTAGCTGCCTATCTGCCTCAAAGAACGTAGTGTATTCACACTCATTGTCCCATCCGTGAGGTGTCCCATTGTATCCAATAGATATAATCCTATTATCTTTAACAATGACTGTGCCAACCTTAAGACGTTTAGAGTGACTACATTCAGCAAATGCATAAGCCGTCTTCATAAAGGCTATAAGATGTTTTTCCTTCATCGTATTTATCCTGCATTAAATGAAGCATTAATGACGGCACCGGGGTAGATGTCCTTATCAGGTTCTCCTACAACGTCTCCAATATAAATAACTTCTACGAGGTCAACGTCGTGCACCCACGATTCACTACACCATTTTTTTCCTACATGTGTATTAGGATGAATTTGAACTGCATCAAATGCGGTATTCGCTATTACTACAGCACTATCGTAGGTGTCATATTCTTTGTTACTGTTTTGGTATATCTTAAATATTTTCATCGGTGTTACCCTTTGTTCCAGTATCAGTTGATAAAAGTCAGTCTTCTATTCTAAGTACACGATTGCCATAATCTTTTTGTGCTTCATAAAGATTATCGTAGCTCTCTTCGTTATACTTCGCACCTACTCCATCGCATTCAAAACAAGGAATTATTTTAGAGGAGGTTGGGTCATGTGTCTCTGTAAAGCCGTGACCTTCGCAGTCCAAACATTTAGTTACAACGTACATTATTTTTATCCTCTTTATCTATATTATTTAAAGTTTACAGTGTAAATTCTATTCTTTGTAAGAGATATTCTACGTGTAGACGTGATACATGTTGGGCGTTGTTGTATCGCTTAGGATACTTATCCGCCATAAAGATGCACCAACTATCCCATAGGTACTCACAACCGCCTATGTTTTCTAAGGTAGTTGTATATAGCTTTGCTTTCTTTAGGGCTGTATCATATTTAACTTTACCTAGCTTGAATACATTAGGGGATAGCCCAAATCTGTTAAGGTTGTGTACATCAAGACATCCTACCTCTCCAATGCATAGCTGCAGTACAAAACCTGCCTTCGGTAAGCCTAGGCCGGGTGTACCTGCCACATGCAGCAATCTTTCCTCTATTGTCATGTTTTTTAGAAAG